AGTTGGTCAATTCTTCTCCGTTGACCAGTTGACTGGTCGTGCAACCCTGGACGCCTCCGCGTTCAACCTGTCTGGTCTGACAGAACTGAGACTGGGTGCGATCGGTGGTCAGGTCGGTGAGGCAATTAACGAATTCTCCTCTGATGAATTCATGTCTGGTGACTCCAACAGCGCTTGCCCAACTGAATTCGCAACTCGCGGATTCCTGCTTCGCGGTAAGATGGGCGTTGGTGCGATGGTTCCCCCAGTTGGTACTACCGCACAAAGACCTTCGGGCGTTGATGAGTCCTTCGTCACTGGTGCTCTGAGATTCAACACCACTCTGGGTGCTCTGGAATACTATGATGGAACTGTATGGGTCCAACCTGGTAAACTTAGTTACTCCACAGTTACTGGAAATACCAACGCGGTTGCCGCGAACGTCTACTTCGTCCGCACGGACACTGGTCAAGCTCAAATGACTCTGCCCGCAAATCCAAATATTGGTGATACGATCAGATTCTACGACGCAGCCAAGACTTTCGACACCAACGCATTGGTTGTTCAAAGAAACGGAAAACTGATTCAGGGTGACGCTGCAGACCTCACGGTCAACGTTGAGGGTGCATCGTTCGAACTCACCTTCTCGGGTGACACATACGGTTGGAGACTGTTCTCCATCTGATTCTGGGGAGGGGGATTCTTCCCCCTCTTTCTTTTCTGTCTATTATATAAACCACCCAATGTAGAAATAAAATGGCCACTTACGGAAGTTACAAAAAAATTGTTGCTGCTCAGATCCCAAACGGTTCTATTCCAGATAGTGCTTTTGCACCAGGCACTGGTCCCAAATACGGCGTATTATGGATCAGTGGAGGACTAGGAGGTGTTTCTGGCGGATGTTGTTGTCTTTGGACAGTTCCCACTGGAGTTAAGAGGGTTACCTTTGATCTTTGGGGCGCTGGGGGAAATGGTAGTGGATTCTGTTCTTGGGACCGTTGCCATCACTATTTTGGTGCTGGTGGCGGAATGTATGCCACTAGAACAATTGATGTTCAAGCTGGGTGGCAGTATTCAATTTGTGCGGGTGGCGTTTATCCATGTTGTTCTTATGAGTGTGTTGGATGTCAGGGATGTGCTTCGTATGTTAATGGTTGCAATCTAAGTGGATTCTGTGCAACTGGTGGTTCTAGAGGTTGTGCAAACACTTCTTGGGATACGATGTGTACTGCCGAGTGGCAGTGTTGTGTAAGCCCAGGTCAAAACAACTCTCAATTTGCTATGGGTAATATGGCTCCTGCAGGCACAGGACCATTTGCATGTCACTGTTACAGACACACTTGGTGTTCTGGAACTGCACCATTCCTATCCTTCGGAACGATTGGTGGTCACGTTGCAGAATGTTGGGTTCGTTGTGCTTGTTGGACCGTTCCTTATGCAATGGGCGGCGGTAATGGAATGACCACATATTGTGGCAACTGGGATAATGGCACTGGCCAGGTCGGTGGAACGGGTGTCGTAAAAATCACTTACGTTTAATCAGGGGAACTTTATACAAATGGCAAATTATTCGGATTACAAAAGAGTAACTACGGACCAAATTGATGACGGATTAGTCACCGATGAAATGATTGTTCCTGGTGCTAGAAAAAATTATGGAATCAAGTGGGTCCATGGATCTCCCAACTCTGCAGCTGGTGGATGTTGTTGCCTTTGGACAGTTCCCTCTGGAGTTTCGAAACTTTTCATTGAAATGTGGGGTGCTGGCGGCAACGGACACGGTTCTTGTTCCTGGGACCGTTGTCAACACTTTAAAGGCGCAGGTGGTGGATCATACAACGCTAAAATTATTAACACCGCCGCAGGTTGTCAATATACTGTCTGTGCTGCTGGTGTTTATCCATGTTGTTCTTACGATTGTACTGGATGCGAAGGATGTTCCTCCTACGTTAACGGTTACAACCTAAGTGGATTCTGTGCCGTTGGTGGTTCTAGAGGTTGTGCAAACACCAGTTGGACCGAAACTTGTTACTCTGCATATGACTGCTGTTTGCAGAGAGGTTTCAACAACGGTGACTTCGGTGGTATCTCTCACTCTGGTAGATTTGGTTCCGTACAGTGGTGGTTCGGTGTTGGATTCTGTCACTGTCATCACCAACAAACGAGGCCTTCTAGAGCTCCTCTTGTTGGAACCGACGTTGTTTATTCAATTAACTTCTGTTGGATTCGTCATGGATGTTGGACCGTTCCTTATGGTTCTGGTGCTCAAGGTGCTCAGTCTAGTTACTGCGGTAACTGGGATAATGGATATGGTAATACAGGCGGTAATGGAATCGTCAAAATTACATATTTCTGATAAATATTTAACGTAGGAATCTTTCACCCATGGCAAACTATACCGACTATAAAAAAGTTGATGGTGCTTCACTTCCAGCAGGAGTGATCACAGATGCAAAGATCAACGCAAATGCATTGAAAACTTGGAATATTCAGTGGGTTTATGGAAATCCAAACAGTGTAACTGGCGGATGTTGTTGCCTCTGGACAGTCCCAACTGGTGTTGCTAGAGTGACTTTTGAGATTTGGGGTTCTGGTGGTAACGGTCATGGTGCTTGTTCCTGGGACCGCTGTCACCACTATAGGGGTGCCGGCGGTGGTTACTACGCAAGTAAAACGATTTCTACAGTTCCTGGGTGCCAATATACAATCTGTGCTGCTGGTGTTTATCCATGTTGTTCCTTTGAATGTGTTGGTTGTTATGGATGTTCTTCATACATTAATGGTTACAACCTTTCCAACTTCTGTACCCCAGGTGGACACAGAGGTGAGGCAAACACTGGTTGGAACGAAGCTTGTAACTCGGACTTTACCTGTTGTAAGGGTCCTAATGACAATGGTGCCGACTTCCAAATGGGTTCTCACGCAGGACAATTTGCGACTCATGCATCGGAATGTCATTGTCAATGTGTAGGATCTCAACCAACTCCCGCTCCATTCATTGGTGGTGAGGTTCAGTATCAATTGCATGACTGCTGGGTCCGTCACGGTTGTTGGACTGTTCCTTATGCACACGGTGCAATCGGAGGCATGACTTCTCAGTGCGGTGGCTGGGACAATGCTTACGGAAATACTGGTGGTCCTGGACTTGTTAAGATTACTTACGTTTAAAAAATATAAAAAAAATAATTCTAAAGGAACGGGAAACCGTTCCTTTTTTTGTGTAAAAAATTATAAATAATACCGAGAGATGTTTACTCGAACAAAGAAACCGCTATGGCAACCGAAATTATTAGAGTAGAATTTGATCTGCCACTCCCCGATGAGTACATGGTAGATCATAATAGAGCACAGAATAAATCCCGTAAGTATACTTACCACGGACCCGACAAGATTTATCTGCAGATTGGCGCAGATGGATATGAAAAGTATGGTCCACTGACCGAAGATGACAAAGCCGATGGCCGTCCAATGCCTCGTGACGTTGTTGAATTCTTCGAAGTAGACTGCAGAGTATATCCTCTGATTTGTCAGTTAAGAGGACCAATCGTAAACGAGTCCCAGGAATTCTCTGGTCCAATTCTTCCAGATAACAAAACTCCAAATCTACAGACAGGCGAAGCAGCTGGTGCAGTTGTTCCTCACCCTCAATCCCCAGTGATTGCTGGTTTTGAACAGTATAAGTATAGTTTACCCATTCTTCCAAAATTTGTTTGGGATCCCCTTACAGTAAGAGTTGTAGATGGAGTTCCAACAGCAAGAATGTTTACTGTTAATGAAGTAATTCTCGGTGAAGCAAATGATGATTGGTTTAGTGTAGAAGATATTAGAGAATCAAGAAACGCCATGTTGGCTTCCAGCGATGGTCAGATTTCCTCTGATATGCCTGCTTCCATGATTTCTGCATGGACAGATTACAGACAATCCCTCAGAGATTGGCCTTCTCTTGTTGAGACTCACGGTATTCCTCCAGCAATTGCTGCTAAGATGCAACCACTTTCTCCTGATGCGACTAGATCTAGTTATTCCTCGATGACTGACGCACAGATTGCTCGCAAGGAAGAGAAAGAGGCTCGTGCAATTGCTCGTGGTCTTGAACAAATGGAACGTGCAAAACCAACTGAAGATCAGAATCCTGGTCTCTGATATAGTTAAAAATAGGGGTCTGAAAAGACCCCTAAATAATTTCAAAATGAATCTTTGACATGAGACCTAAAGCATTCTTTATTAATGGTGGAGCAGGAAGAGTTCTTTCCTCCATCCCAGCATTAGAAAAATACGCCGAAACCCACGACGATTTCATCATCGTCTGTGAGGGGGGTACAGATTTTTACAAGGGGCACCCAGTTCTTCATGGAAAGTGCTTCGATAATTGGCATAAAAATTTATTCGAAGATTATATCAAAGATAGGGACTGTGTAAGTGTAGAACCATACAGAAATTGGTGGTACTACAATCAAAAGTGTAGTATTGCACAGGCTTTTGATATGATCATCAACGAACTCGATGAACCAAGAGAAGTTGGCGATCCATCAATTCATCTCAATAAGATGGAAGTAGTAACCGCACAGAATATTCTTGCAGAAGTTAGAGCCGGCACAGGAAAGGAAAAGGTAGTAGTTGTTCAACCTTTCGGTAGAGGTGTTACTAGTGTCGGTGATTTCGTTGTTGATCCTGGTTCAAGAAGTATGAACATGGTCAACACTGTCGATATCATTAATGATCTCAAAAAAGACTATGCCGTGGTTATTATGAGTGAAGTTCACTTCCCATTGGAAGAGAATGAAGAGAAGTCAAAACATAAGGTAGCCCGACCAAAACTCGATGATATCCGAATTTGGGCTGGGTTGATTGAAGGTGCAGATCATTTTATTGGGTGCGATAGTGTGGGACAACACATTGCAAAGGCACTTGGTAAAACCGCAACTGTTGTAATTGGTTCTACATATCCTATTAATATTTCATACCCAGATTGCAGTGACTTCGATATCATTGACATTGGCGAAGGAAAAAGAAAATATGAACCCATCAGAATTACGATGGATGATGAACGTACTAGATATAATGATCAGGCATGTGAAATGTCTTCTGATCAAGTAAAACAAATTATTGCATCTGCAAGAAAGAGACTTGGTAAACCAGGAAAATATACTGGACCCACTCTAGAACAACTTGCGGCGCAAAATGGTCAGGCAGAAACACTTGCACCTTCAATGCCCCCTCTGCAACAACAACAAGAATTTTCAACTTTGCAACCAACTAAGTTGAATATTCCAACAACAGCAGTGAAACCTAGTAAAGGATTCAAATCTGAAGTTGAAAATCTCTTAAAGTCTGCAAAATAATTCGGAGTTTATTATGTCACAATGGATTGCTGGTCTCACTAGAGGACACAATGGCGGCATTTGTCTTCTAAAGGATGGAGAAGTTGTTTTCTCTATCGAAGAGGAACGACTCTCTAGAGTCAAATATGATGGCGGCCCATTTGCTGCCATGATTGAAATCAAGAAGTATACAGACAAACTTGATTATCTTGTAATTGCTCACACTCAACCTCTGCGAGAAACACCTGGTCACACAGGTGCTGCTGGTCATATTGATTTCACGGGGGATGATGTTTACACTGGTTTGGCCCGAAAATTAGGTCTCATTGATAGAAAGGCAGAACTGTGGCCACAACATCCACAAGTAATTGATCTGAGTAGAAATCATCACAAACTTCATGCTGCCTGTGCGTTCTACAGATCAGGTTTTGAAGATGCTGTCGCAGTGGTTGTAGATGGTGCAGGCACATTCATTCCTATGAATATGAATGGTCGCCAAGAAACCGTATGGGAATTGGAATCTATTTTTGATTGTGGATATCCTTCAGAGTTCAGAACTCTTTATAAACACTTAGGTGGAAGAGGACCATATCAATCGTTCCATTTCCCAGAGTTTGATAGTACTGATGAAGGAGAACCAGGATTTAAACATGAAATGGTTTTGGATGATAGTGCTGGTATCGTTAAGGCATATGAGGCCGCCACTTCGTATTGTGGGTTCAAACCAATTGAAGCTGGTAAGACTATGGGTCTCTTCCCATATGGAAAACCAAATGATAATGTTCCCAAGATTTATGGAGACTGTGGAGGAACATCTGATTGGAAAACATCCAATAGAGATGTAATTACACCAAACTATCCTAATGGTGCGTTTGTTAATGAAGGTAGATTTCCATACCTCAAAACAGATTTTGAACTCTATGAAAAGGCACAAAATAGAGAGTTTGATCTCACCAAATTAGAGAACCGTAGAGACTTTGCTTATGCAATTCAAACTCAGTCTCAAGCAATGGTTCTTGATTTGATCCGACATGCTGTAAAGATCAGTGGCAAAAAGAACGTAGTTTTATCTGGTGGATATGCACTAAACTGTGTTGCCAACTATTGGTATCTTGAACAACTTGAAGGTGAGGGAATTAATCTGTTTGTTGAACCTGTAAGTAATGACGCAGGTACTGCACTGGGTGCTGCTCTCCTCTTGCACCATAGACTGACTAATGATTCAAGAATTAGACCACAAATTACTAATCTCTATACAGGATTCGTACATAATCATACTATCGATGAGGTGGTTGATATTGCGGATAAGTTTGGTGCGAATAGAGTATTTGAAGCCAATAACGAAGACGTTGTTAATTTAATCACCGATAAGAATATCGTTGCTATTTGGCAAGGAAAATCTGAAGCGGGCCCTCGTGCTTTGGGTAACCGTTCTCTAGTTTATGATCCCCGTGATCCCAATGGAAAAGATCACGTCAATATGGTAAAACGTCGCGAATACTTCCGTCCATTTGCAGGGTCCATTCTTAAGGAACATGTCCATGAGTGGTTTGATCTGCGCGGCATGGATGAAACACCTTTCATGATGTATGCAGTTAAGTGCCAAGAAGGAATTGAAGAAAAGATTCCTGCAATCATTCACGTTGATGGCACCTGCCGTATTCAAACGGTTACCGAAGATCAGAATCCAAATTATCATTCACTGATTCAGACTTTCTATGAGAAGACTGGATGTCCAATTATCTTCAACACTTCTTTCAATCTTGGTGGTGAACCATTAGTTGAAACTTTAGATGATGCTTGCAGAACTTTAGCCGAAAGTGATATTGAGTATCTATATCTTCCCGAGTATGGGTTGATGGTAGAGGTTAAAAATAAATGAGAAGTGCGAAAAGAATTACTATCGTAGGGGGTGGATCATCTGCATGGATGACTGCCGCCTTATTGCGTAATAATATTCCAAAAGAACACCAGATAACAGTTATTGATAAAGAGGTAGGTAGTCCCATTGGTGTTGGTGAGGCTACTATTCTCAGTTTCAAATCCTTTATGGATGATTGTGGTTTCTCTGTTCTTGAATGGTATAAAGATATTACCGCAACATTCAAAGGGGGAATCTTATTTAAGAACTGGAAAGGAAAGGATGATCATATTTGGCATCCTTTTGCATTTCCCACATTGAATAGTCTTAGAATCAGAGACGGAGATGATACATCTGTTCATGAGTTGTGGACTAATTTTCAGGAAGATTTTCCAGATAAAAAAAGATATACAGAAATTCATTATAATCTGGCAGTAGAAGACAATAAGGTAGATCCAAATAATCTTGGAATCTATTCCTTTCATGTTGATGCTGGTTTGTTGGTTCAATTTATCAAGAAAAAACTCATAGATAAAATCGAATTTCTTCAATCCAAGGTTGTAGCAATAACAACAGATGAAGATGGTTACATTGTTTCATTGGGTTTAGCCGATGGGACAGTGCATGAATCCGATATCTTCATTGATTGTACTGGATTTAAAGGTACACTTAAGAAAAATAATGAAAGAGTTGATCTGTCCGATAGACTATATGTTGATACTGCCGTTGCGGGTAGAGTAGAATATCTCGATAGAGATAAAGAACTAAAACCATATACAACATGTGATGCCGTAGATCATGGATGGATTTGGCATACTCCAGTAAGAGAACGTATTGGTTCTGGATTAGTATTCAATAGAAGTATAACCGATGTAGAAGAAGCAAAGGACTTCTTTGTAGATTATTGGGACGGAAGAGTAGATAGGGATAACCTTAGAGTTTTGGATTGGGCACCTTTCTACAACAAAAATTTCTGGGAAAAGAATGTAGTTAATATCGGTCTCTCCGCAGGATTCATTGAGCCACTAGAAAGCACTGGTTTGGCCCTTATCTCCGCTGGTGCCTGGGAGTTACTGAATAGACTCAAGACCAGATTTTATGATGACAATGATATAACATTGTACAATGCACAAATGACCTGTTTCTTTGAGAATAGTATTGATTTTGTGAACATGCACTATTCAAAACCAAAGAGTGAGGGTAAGTTCTGGCAGTGGGTAAGTGATGTTTACAAACCATCTCCAATGTTAGAGTGGTATACATCGGATCTGAAACATGCATTCCGAGATATTAACATGACAGCAAAAGAAGTTTTCTCTGGAGCAAACTGGTTTTGTTGGTTGAATCAACTTGATTATCCAGTTTGTCCTAAAGATGTAGATTTACCACCTCCAATGGTGAAATCGGTTCTTAATAACTTCTATAATGTAGAACGTGATAATTATAATTATCTTCCATCTGCTGCAACGGTTAATGATAATTTTGCAAAATTAACACATTTATCACCTAAAGGTATAAATCCATGGGCATGAAGATACCATTCATTAATGAAAGTGAAGTCTTTGCAATAAATCCCGATTTAGAAGCCAACGTTCATGTAGTTGGACCAGAGGAGGTTCGTGTAGTAGTTATTGACAATTTCTACAAGAATCCTGACATGGTTAGAGATCTCTCTTTAAGTATTCCCCCAACGGAGAATATCAAGATCATGGCAGGAACTCCTGGTACTAGGATTTTTAGTCACTATGATTTTGAGTCTATGGTGCCAATCTTCAAACATATTTTTAGAACAGTGTATGGAGATATCACGAAAGATGTGACTGACGATCACATTTATAACTCCGTTCGCACAACACCCTTCTGTGTGAACATAAATCAGTCCTCAGACCTCCCGCCAGTGACGCCACACATCGATGACAGGGATTGTATGTTATTTGCTGCGGGAATCTATTTAAACACGCCTGAGGAGTGTGCAGGAGGGACTTCCTTCTACATGTTAAATGGAAAACAAATGATCACAAACGAAGAAATACAGGGGTGGTTAACAAAACACGGCAGAGAAAAATTCTGGGATCATTACATCACAGACACCGAAGACGTTCCTGATTGGGATTTATTGAGTGTGGCTGAGATGAAGTATAATAGACTTGTCATGTACCCTGGGAATGTTGCTCATACTGCATACATGAAACCAGATATGTTCACTGGTGATTTGTATAGACTTATCCAAATGATGTTTATTGCCTTAGATCCATGAAGAAGAATTTTATTGATGAAAGTGAAGTCTTTGCAATTAATGAAGACTTACAGGCAAGTGTTTATACCATAGGGCCAGAGAATTCTAAGATTGTATATGTGGACAATTTTTATAAGAATCCAGATATGGTTAGGGATCTTGCATTAACTATTCCTTGTACAAATAATCCCATTATTATGGCAGGGGCTCCTGGTTCTAGGGTAGATGCATACTATAACTTTGAACCATTAACCCCGTTCTTCACAAATATTCTAGGCGGTGTTTATGGAGATAATATGGAGAAACATCAGATTTCTCCGCAAAGGGTTCAAGACTCCATGAAAGGACTCACTTTCTGCGTAAACGTTACTCAATCAGAAGATCTGAAACCTATTGTTCCTCATGTTGATGACGATAGTGGTCAGTTGTACGCAGCAACAGTTTATCTCAATAAAGATGATGAGTGTGCAGGCGGAACTTCATTTTACACTCTAGAAGGTAATCAATTGGGCGGTCCAGAGGAAATTGATGCCTGGTTAAAAAAGAAAGGAAAGTATCCATACTACGATAATTACATCACTGATAGCGAGGAAGAGTGGGAGATGATACACCTTGCCGAGATGAAGTATAATAGGTTTGTGATGTATCCCGCCAACATTTATCATACGGGTTATATTAAACCAGGTATGTTTGTGGGCGATACTTGGAGATTGGTTCAGATGTTCTTCCTATTTCTGGGTGGACCAGGAACCTTCTTGCCTGTTAATGGCAATGAGTATCAAAAATTTCTAGAATATGGAGAACCCAAGTGAGAATCGTATTTACTAACGGCACCTTTGATATTTTACATCCTGGTCATATTGAACTATTCAAGGTTGGCGCATCTCTCGGAGATAAACTGATTGTTGCCACAGATACTGACCAGAAGATCAGAAAGGATAAAGGTCCTCTTAAACCAATTAACGACTTGTGTTATCGAGTTGCGATGTTGGAGTCCATTAAGTACATAGATACTGTACACTATTTCAATGATAGACAGGAATTAGAGGATTTAATCGAACTCTATAGTCCAGACATTCTTCTTCTCGGAGGAGACTGGAAGGGCGGTGACGTGGTAGGATCAAACTTTGCAAAAGAAGTTAGACATTTGCCTAGAGTTGGTGGGTACTCTTCTTCAAATGTTATTCAAACCATCCTGAAAAATTATGGCTGATGCATTTAAGGTACTTGTTATTGGGGATACTTGTGAAGACGAATACGTCTATGGAAGTGTCAGTAGGGTAAGTCCCGAGGCACCTGTACCAGTATTAAAATATGATTATGTAGAAAAGACCCGAGGTATGGCGGCAAATGTCAACCAAAACCTCAGGTCTTTTGGTATAGTTACAGATCTCCTTACTCACAAGGAATCTATTGTAAAGACAAGATTCATTGATAAGGAAAGTGGATATCAATTGATGAGAATGGATGAAGAGGTTGAAGTCACTCCAATTAGTGCTTCTCAACTTAGATCATCTTTTATTCACTTTGGTGGATTTGATGCCATGATCATTTCCGATTATGGAAAGGGGTTCGTTCCTCAAGATAGAATGTTGGAACTGATTGATACTTTCCGAGGGCCCATCTTTATTGATACAAAGAAGACGGAAATTTGGCATAAAGATAATGTATTTTGGAAGATCAATAGAAGAGAATACGATCTCCTAGATAAGACTCATGATCTTTTTCCACTAGATAGTCACCTCATTGTGACTCAGGGATCCAATGGAGTTAGGTGGTCGGGGATTACTTTCCCATCGGAAAAGGTAAAAGTTTATGATGTAACTGGTGCTGGAGATACATTTCTGGCCGCGTTAGTCGCGAAGTTCATGACAACTAAGGACATGCAACAATCAATTGATTATGCAAACCGAGCGGCAGCCATTGCAGTTCAACATCCAGGAGTTTATACCTTAACTCAAAAAGATATTGAGAGATTATGAGGAGTTTGTTTTCTACCAATATCGTTTATGTTGACGACTGCAATCTAAATCTAACAAATTTAGAACGTAAATGCAGAATTCATATGGCAACAGAACCATCCAGTGATAGATCTAATATTGGTGGTTATCAAGGTCATGGGTTTGATGATAATGAATTATATTCTTTGGTAGAAAGAAATATCCCAGTCCTTTTAGATAGACCAATTAAAAAATTTAAGTTTGGATCTTGGGTAAATGTGAATGGTCCAGGTTGTTTTAATGAAAGGCATTCACATGACCCACATGGAGGAACTTTTCTGAGTGGAGTTTTTTATGTGAAGTGTCCAGAAAATTGTGGTAGAATTAGATTCTATGATCCGAGACCACATATTCAAACTTCTCCCGACATGAAGTATTACAATGAAGGAGATACATATCATTGGATTTCTGCCACTCCAAATACCTTGATTATGTTTCCTGCTTGGTTGGAACATGATGTGGAGATCAACAGATCTACGGAAGAAAGAATATCAATCTCCTTTAATATCTTTGATGTTGAATATTAAAAAGTTATGAGATACGTTGTTGATATTGATGGCACCATTTGTGTGCCAGGAAAAGGTGAAGGAAGATATACAGAAGCCGTACCAATTCCTGATAGGATTGATAAAATAAATAAACTGTATGATGAAGGACACTACATTGTATATTTGACTGCCAGAGGTATGGGCAGATTCGGGAATTCTCGGATGTTATCCCATAAAACGTTTTATAATTTTACTTACGACCAATTAAGATCATGGGGTTGTAAGTTTAATGAACTCCACCTAGGTAAACCTGCTGGAGACTACTACATTGACGACAAAGGAGTACACTCTGATGATTTCTTCAAGACCTAGAGCAGGAGAACCGATTAAGTTCGTCCCTAAAGGATGGGGATTTGAAAAATGGATCGTAAACTGCGAACAATACTGCGGTAAACTTCTTTTTATTGCAAAGGGCAAAAAGTGTTCCTGGCACTTCCACAAAAAGAAAGACGAAGTTTTTTATGTCCAGAGTGGAAAAATTAGAATTTACTATGGATGGGACAATAATATCGAAATGGCAACCGTGGATGTTCTAGAAAAAGGTGACAAATTCCACGTTCCTATTGGAATGCGTCATAGAATGTATGCCTTAGAAGACACCGAATTGTTTGAATTCAGCACAGAACACTTTGATGAAGATAGTAATCGTATTACTCCAGGAGACTGAATGAAACTGAGTGATCTTATTTGTTGTTATAATGGACTTAATCATGAAGACTGCAATCGTATCATAGATTGGTTCAAAAAGAATAGTCATTTACATCAAGAAGGAAGAGCATCCGCGACTGGTAGTGGTTCCGTAGTTAAATGGGATCATAAAGTTGCAACTCAGGCATACCCAGAAAGAAATGATGAAATCTCACATTTCATTACTTCTAAAATTATTGATGCCTTCCAAAAGTATGAGTCCGAATATCCAAGTCCCAAAGGAGAACCTCTTGGTCTTCGAGATCTTTCTGTTCGAGTTTATCCAAAAGAAAGGGGATTTTTCTTAGAACACTTTGATCAGAATGCATTAAATGTACATAGAGTTTTTGCAATTATCATTTACCTGAATGATGTGGAAGTCGGCGGATCAACTACTTTTCCCGATCTAGATGTTAGTATCAAACCAGAAGAAGGAAAGATACTTATATTTCCATGCAATTACCTATTCTCTCATGAGGGAGAGATGCCAATATCAAATGAAAAATATATTGTGACGGCTTTTATTAACTTCCAAGATATCTTGCGACACTAGTATAGTCATGTTCATACCATGAGGTATCTGCACAAGTGTAATCTTGATATTTACCTTTTAAATGTTTAGGGAAGGGGATTGTTTTAATAGTTCCCTTCTCTTTTTTTGCGACAAGTTTTGCAACGTCGTAAAACGAAACGGGATTGCCTGTGCCTACGTCATATATTCCACTTCCAGCGTTGTTGTTTAAGACAACATCAACAACATCCTTTACCCAAACGAAATCTCGGAAAAATTTTTCGGATCCTTCGAATAACTTCAGTTCCCCAGTTTCTCTGATTTGTTGAGTGAATTTAGATACTGGACTGGCCTGATCTCCCTTATGATCTTCTCCAGTTCCATATACATTGAAATATCTAAATCCCTGAATAGACTTAAACCTATCAATATGATCTAAAACATAGTAATCAATAATCAGTTTAGAAATCGCATACTGATTTAGTGGATTTATAATTTTTCGGTTCTTCTTTTGATTTCCATACACTGAGGCAGAAGATGCATACTTTACTGGAATTTGATACTCAATTGCCTTGTGAAAAATGTGCCCAGTGAAATCTTGATTGTAATGTGAGATTCTCATCCAGTTTTTTTCTGTGGTGGATGAAATCGCTCCATTATGAATAATCAGAGATAGTTTATCCCAATCATCAAATTTGCGAATAAACTCCCAGGCATTATCCTGATCAATACCAATGACAGTATCATGCCCCATTTCACCTAGTGCTTGACGAAAGTGGGATCCAATAAATCCTTTATAGCCAGTTAGTAAGATCATAAATACTTTGGAGAAACCTATAGAGTTTGGGAATGGCAAAGCCCTCTAGTAGAGACGAGTTGAAGGAATATTGTCTAAGGAAACTCGGCAAGCCAGTATTAGAGATTAACGTCGATGATGATCAGATTGAAGATCTCATCGATGATGCAATTCAATTGTACCACGAAAGACACGGTGAGGGAATAGATCGTGTCTTTTTGAAGCACAAACTATTGCAAACTGAAAAAGATACTCTTACTGGTGTTGCAGCAACTACTACGGGAACCAGTTCTCATGGTGGAGTCGCAATGATGGAATATGAGGAAGGTGCAAATTATCTTCCCCTTCCAGATTCAATCATTGGCGTGAATAAAATATTTAAAATTGATTCTTCCTCCGTATCGGACGGATTATTCAATATTAAATACCAACTCTTCCTTAATGATTTATATTACTACGGAGCGATTGATCTTCTCAATTATGGAATGGTCAAGTCTTACTTAGAGACTTTGGACTTTATGATCAATCCTGATGCCCAGATTAGGTTCAACAAGAAAAACAGAAGACTTTACTTAGATATCGATTTGGGATCTCTCACCGAGAATCATTACATCCTCATCGATTGTTATAGAGAAGTAGATCCATCATCCACAAGTACAGTATACAATGATCTTTGGTTGAAAAAATATACGACTGCCTTGATCAAGAGACAATGGGGACAGAACCTCATTAAGTTCCAGGGAGTAAAACTTCCTGGTGGACTGGAAATGAATGGCAGACAGTTATTTGACGATGGAATAAAAGAAATTGAAAGACTCGAAGAAGTCTTAATGTCTGAATATGCAATGCCACCCCTAGACATGATAGGATAATGCCCCTAAGTCCTTTTTTCTTACACGGATCACCTAGTGAACAAAGGTTAGTACAAGACCTGGTAAACGAACATCTAAAGATGTTTGGGCAGGATGTCTTGTATTTGCCCAGAAAAATTATTAATGAAAATACGGTAATTAAGGAGATCAATGCGTCTCGATTCGATGATAGTTTTAGAATTGAGGCATATCTAACTAACTTTGAAGGATTTGGATCTCCATCAGATATCTTAACAAAGTTTGGCATTCGTTCAACTGATGAAATCAATCTCGTCATTTCCAAAGAAAGATATGATGATTTTATCAGCCCATTCTTAGAGTTATATTCAGAGGGCGAGATCAAACTAACAAATAGACCCCAAGAAGGAGACTTAATTTACCTCCCATTGGATAATGCACTATTTGAGATCAAGTTTGTAGAAGGAAAACTGCCCTTCTATCAACTCAATGATCTATACATGTATGAACTGAAATGCGAAATCTTCGAATACAAAGACGAGATTATTGACATTGCAGATGTCGAAAAGGGTATGCAGGGAGAGGATCTCATCGAACCTCTGGGTGGAACTGCTACTGCAATGACAATCAAATTCATTCCATCTACGGCTTCTTCTGCACAAGCGACTATTGGATACGCCTCTACATTTGTAGGAGTAAAATCGGTTCAGTTTGTAGATTTGATTAATGATGGTAACTATGTAACCACTCCAAGTATAACGATCGCAAATCCAGAGAAGGGAAGAGGAGCGACAGCAACAGCAGTTCTGACAGATAAAGCCATTACACAGATCAATATAACTGATCCAGGAACTAACCACTTAGAGATTCCAGCAGTAACCTTCAGTCCACCAAACAGACAAGCAGCCTCATCAATTAAGTTTGGTAATAATGCTTTCCAACATACTTCTGGTTCAGAGGTAGAAAACTCCAGATTAGTTTTCCCATCAACTATTGACGGGAGAAATGGAAGAATTGTAATTAGTTTCTGGTACTATCCAACAGATTTAGAACCAGACGTGAATCTGGGTGGTGTTTTAATGTGGTCCGATAGAATCAAAATCTACCATCTGCCCGATGGAAAGATTAGATTTGCATCTGCACAGACTACCACTTCTTCATCACAAAGAATGAATCTGAATCAGTGGAACTTCATCAGAATCGTACAGAATGGTACGGATGCAAGAATTAGCGTAAATGGAGTATCTCAGGGTCCATATGCAAACGTTGACCCAATTCCATTTATTGGCGGGGATGTTCTGCAATTAGGATCAGATCTTTCTGGTGAAGGTAGAGCTCCTACCAGAACAGTTGGATACATTGGTATCTTAGATCACATCACAATCTTACACACAACCGACAATCAGTTTAGGGATGCCGTAGATACTCAAATCCCAACTTCAGAAACAGAACAAGAAGTAGACCTCCAAACTGGAGAAGTCGCACAGTACATTCAAACTTGTGATAATATTGTTCCAAAGGCTGTTGCAAACCTCGATGAAAATCTAAAAGTTTCTTCTATTACTATTGAGGAAACAGGACAAGGATTTATGAATACTCCTCTGGTCTATATTTCTGCACCAGAAAGGGGTAGGCAGGCAACAGCGGTTGCAATTATGACCAGTAGAACTGGCAATATTCTGAATTATGGTATTGATAGAATCCTTATTATTGATCCAGGTACAGGTTACCAGACTCCACCATCGGTAACGATTGTTGGTGGTGAAGGTAGTGGTGGTGTTGCAACTGCTGTTATCAATACAAGAGTCATGGGCCCTGCAGGAATTACAACGGGCGGTGTTGGATATTCCACAACACCAAATATCTACGTCGAGCGTATCTTTATTCCATCTTCGACTGGAGTATCCAGTGCAATTAATAATGTTCAAGCAGAAGCAGTTCTGGATGTCACTGGTAGTGTAACTGCTATTAGATATCGCAGTGCTGGAGCTGGATATACGTTTACCCCAACTGTGGAATTTGATCCCGTTGAAGATCCATCATTCGGAGATTATGAACTCGGAATGATTGTTGAAGGACTTCAGAGTGGAACAAAGGGTTACGTTAAATCGTGGAATCTTCCCAACAGAGAACTTGAACTCACGAGAGTTGATGGTAATTTCGTTATTGGAGAGTCTGTTGTTGGAACTGGCGTCAGTTACACAATCTCTAGTATTGATTTTGGCAGCGGCGACCTTGGGTTTGCCGATAACCAAGATATCGAAGAAGAAGCAGACAAAATTCTCGACTTCTCCGAAAGGAACCCATTTGGCGAGTTCTAAATAGTTAATAATTGGTCTTATCATGTTAGCACCTCATTTTTATCACCAGGTCATTCGAAAGACAATCATTGCCTTTGGAACCCTGTTCAACAACATGGAGGTTCGCACCAAGACAAGTGCTGGTGAAGATCTCAGTGTAGTAAAAGTTCCCATTGCATATGGACCTGTACAAAAGTTTTTGGCTCGACTCGAACAGAGACCTGAGTTAAGAACTGAAGGTACAGTAAGAACTGCAACTAGTGTAGATCTTCCACGAATGTCTTTCGAGATGGTAGGCATTCAATATGATGGGTCCAGAAAAGTTTCTGCAATGCAGACTTTTAAAGCAGTAAACACTTCCACTGGACAACTGGCAAAAACTTATATGCCAGTTCCATATAACATCAATATACAATTAAACATTTTAGCTCGACTGAATGAAGACGCCCTTCAATTAGTGGAACAAATTCTTCCATACTTCCAACCAAGTTTTACAGTAACCATTGACATGTTGGAGGTTTTAGGTGAAAAGAAAGATGTGCCTATTACTCTCGACAGTATTAGTTTCGAAGACAACTACACCGAGGATTATTTGACAAGGAGAGAGATTGTTTATACATTAAACTTCTCTGCAAAAACTTACATGTATGGACCTCTGCCTTCTACAAATGAGGGTCTCATCAAGAAGGTTCAAGTCGATTACATGACAGATACTTCGAATCTCAAGACAGGTTCAAGACAAGTTCGTTATACGGCAGAACCTCTTGCAATTCAAGATTACAATAACGATCAAACAACAACATTGGCAGAAGTTATTGATGGAAGAGTTGTTTCCTTCCAGGTATCTGATGCAGTAAGTCTTGTTAAGGATACTTTCATTGAAATTGATACTGAGGTGATGAAGATTAAATCTATCTCTCAGAATAGAATTACCGTTCTTCGTGGACAGTATAGTACATTAATTACTGCACATGATGTGGGTACACCAATCAACGTGATTACACCCGCCGATACAGAACTCATCGAACCCGCAGATGACTTTGGATTCAGTGAGTTTAAATATGATTATAATGATGGTAAAGTTTACAGTCCTTCTAAAGGGGAAGATGTATGAGTGGTTTTGATGAAATAGATGAAGCTTTAAATATCGAATCTACTCCTATAGAAAAGGAGATTGTCAAGAAGCCTCCTGCTCCAAAGACAAGAGATTCAAAAGCCGAATCGGATAAAGATTATGAATATACAAGAGCACAGTTATATTCTCTAATTGAGAAAGGACAAGAAGCCGTGAATGGCATTTTAGAATTATCTCAAGAGAGTGATTCTCCAAGGGCCTATGAAGTTGCAGGTCAACTTATCAAGAGTGTTGCGGACGCAACAGACAAGTTGATCGATCTTCAACAAAAAATGAAAAACTTAAATAAAGAAGAATCTAGAGGGCCATCAAGCGTTACAAATAATGCTTTGTTCATCGGTTCAACTTCAGATCTTCAGAAGTTTTTGAAACAAGGAGGAACAGATAATGATAAGAAAAAGAAATAGAGCCCTAAAAGAATTGGAACAGTCTTTAGTAGATATGATTAAAAAAAATCTTATTAGTCAAAGGCAATCTATACTTGGACCAAAAGAAAAGATGACAGCAAAAGAACTCAGGAATAAATCTGAGGTGGAAATGATTATGCTTGCTAAATTAACCACAATTCCACACACTATTAAATTGAAGAAAAAACAAAAGTAATTATGCCTTCCAATACTGACGTATATCTTGGTAATCCTAATCTAAAAAGAACCAATGTCGCTGTAGAATGGACAGAGGAAACGATTAGAGAATATTTGAAATGTAAGGAAGATCCCGTCTACTTTACAGAGAATTATATCAAGATCATTAACTTGGATGAGGGTCTTGTTCCCTTTGAGATGTATCCTTTCCAAGAAAAGTTGGTAAAAAACTTCCATAATAATAGATTTAATATCTGTAAGATGCCTCGACAGTCGGGTAAGTCCACGACTGTTGTCTCGTATCTTCTGCATTATGCACTATTCAATGACAGTGTTAACATTGGTATTCTTGCAAACAAAGCTGCTACGGCAAGAGAACTCTTAGGTAGACTACAAACTGCATATGAGGCACTACCACACTGGATGCAACAGGGTGTAGCGGTTTGGAACAGAGGTTCCGTAGAACTAGAAAACAAATCGAAGATTATTGCTGCATCGACATCTGCATCTGCTGTCCGAGGCATGTCGTTCAACATCATCTTCTTGGACGAATTTGCGTTCATCCCAAACCATATTGCAGACGACTTCTTCAGTTCTGTATATCCTACTATTTCGTCTGGTAAATCCACAAAGGTTATT